CAATTACTCATAATTACAATGTATCATATGTATTAAAATAATGCAAGTCCATTTTCTATAAATATGTGGATAACCGAGTGCTTGACACTTTCCTATAATTTGCTAATTCCCTTTGTATCTGGGGAGGAAGGTTATTTTAGTTTTTCATAAATACTTCCTGTAAGATATTCTATTTGATATGCCCAAGTTTCGCCTGACTCTATATTATATTTACTGCCGATTTTTTCCATTAAAAATTCTACTGCGTGAAAAATCTCGTGGGCAAGTAGTGCTTTGAATTTCACGTCATCAACTTCGTTAGTAATCTGTAAAATTGTTTGCCCACCTTTCAGCATTGTGGTTTTTGCTTTTCCGTGTCGGTGTAAAATTTCAAATTCATCATTAGATAGTTTGTAGTTTTTTCGCTTTTCAATAAAGTCGCAAATTTCTTTGTGTGAATGTCCGATAAAAACGGCTACATCAAAAGGGTAAGTTCCATTATCCACAACAAATGATTGCTTCCTAATTTTTCGGCTTTTCATAAGTTAATTCTATCATAAAACTTATCCTTTGTATCTGGGGAGAAAAGTTATTTTCTTGAAGTTATTTAATCTGAAATTTTAATATTATTTTTAATTTCATAGCAACTTTTACATTCTATATGACTAGACAAAAGTAATCTGCGGAAAAAATTAGTTATCGGGCGACCAATTATTTGCTCTAACGGAAATCCATCTTTTGCTATAATAACTTTTCTAATTTTATTTCTCATTTTTTAATTGGTGGATTACTTTTAATATCTAAACCATATTTTTTATATAGTTCAGGGCTTAAGAAAATTAAATCTTGGCTAAACCATTCTCTAAATAGATGGGATATTAGATTTAATACTTGTTGATGGCTTATACCTAACTCTTTGGCAGTTTCTCTAGAAGTTTTTTCTTTTTTGATTGCTCTCAAAAGAATTTTTATATGTTCTAGTGTAAAGACATATTCTCTTTTAATTGTTTCCATACAACTATATTAGCAGAATAATTATATTTGTCAAGGAAGATTGATTAAAACTGGGGATAAAACTTATCCTTTGTATCTGGGGGATTTGTAGAGGGAGGGTTAGAGAATATGTTCCGGCTTTACATGCATCGACCATGCGATTTCGATTTCACGCGCCACACGGATTGTTTCGGCCATGCAATTAAGTATATCTTTTAATGAAAATGTAACTTTAAATGTTTCCACATGTCCAGTAGGTTTTATCACCTTTTTGTCTTCCGGGAGCCAATCCGAAGGGCTGTGAGGCTCTATAACGTCTTCCGTTTCGATCCAGTTGAGATACGCATCCTTTAAAACTACTCCATAGGCTAAATAAATAAGCATGGCATAAAATATCATTTGCGGATGCCGTTGAGCCTTAGTTTGTGTCCATTTTCCTTTACCGGTCTTCGTCTCATAAAATTCTTTGGTTTTACTATTTAAATAATCCGGCTTACCGATAATTTTTAACCACCCGGATTTTGTTTTAGTCTCAACAACTATCTCTTTATCTCGGACATCATACTTAGGAAGTAAAAGCATAGCGGCATCGGTTAAAAGATCGCCGGTGGATTCTTCGTTCTCCAGCGCCGTGGCGACCACTTTCCCAAAATCCATACCACTATTATTAAGACGATAGGCCTGATTGCCATCCATATATAACTTTTTATATCTCTCAGAATCATGTTTCCAAAGTTCACATTGACTGTAAGAAATATATTGGCGCGGTAATTGTATATATTTTTTTTTCATCTTTTATCTCTCCAAATTTCTAATATATCTTTTTTAATGTTACGATCTTCCCGGCACTTTGAACAGAAACAACATCTTTCCTCTTGCTCTTCTATCTCACAATATGCGCATTTTGGTCTTTTATTTTTCATTTTTCTTATGCTTTTCATAATATTCTTTCATTTGTAATTTCCTACAAGGGAAGCATCTGGCATCTGACCTTCTCATAGACCTTACTTCTTCTATTCCGCAGATTTTACATTTTACTAACATATCTTTTGCCACCATTTTAAGTTTTCGTTGTATCGTAAGTTGAAGTCGTGTTCATAAGGATTATCACAGATTTGGCAATCTTCTATGTTAGCCGAGCAAGTATTAGGCGGATAGACTTCATAAGGAAAATAACCTTGTAAGCCAGACTCTCCACAAGCTCCATCGCCTAAATAACCTGTGAGATAAATAAAGAACGGATAAAGTATAATTCCTATCCAGTTAAGTATCCCATAAAATAAGATAAAAGCCAAGATATAAAAGCATATTTCGTCCCATTTAATGAGTTCAAGAAATTCGCTAAATTCTACTTTGAAGATGTATTTATACATTTCTTTACTCCTTGTTAGGAGAGATGATTAAATTTATAAAATCTTCACTTATGTGTTCGCCCATTGTGCCTACTATTTCTGCCGTTTTTTCTCCTACAACAGTATCTAGCATTGGTCTAGTCCATTTTTGTTTTATCTTCAATGCCTTCAATCGTAACTCCGCTTTATATTCCGCCACCGCTTCGTTGCGAACGAGGGAGATTTTATTTAGCCACCAATCGGCGATAACACTTTCAGGAGTTTCCCCTACACGGCTTGGTAATGTTTTTACAAATACTGTAAACTCTTCCTCTATAGACTGTGAAGAATGTATACACCCCTTTTCACACATTTTATCTAGTTCCTCTATTCGTGAAGCCAAATTGAGTTCGGCAGGTTTTATTTTTCCACAATGACAGCAAAAAGTATATCCGTCTTTAAATAAATGTTTACATTCTTCTTCGGCAGGAGAATGAATAGGACACCTCTGTGATTTATCTAAACAATAATAGCAGTTTTCTTTTTTGTTTTTCATATCTTTATCTTCTCTCTATCCCATTGTGGACTAAAAATGGGGGTGTTAATCAAATTTTCTTCTTAATAATATCATTCCTGCAAATACCAGAGGGTGAATTGCTAATAAGATAAAAAATACTTTAAGCGGATTCGTTACAGCAAGTAAGCAAAAAGGTGTGCTAATTAAAACTCCCCATAAATAACCTTGATTTTTTATTATTTCTTTCAACATATCTTATTTCTCCTCCAAAGAGGGGTGGCTAGTAAATCAAGTTCTAATACTGGACAATTTAAGTAATGACTTCCTTCTTCTATGAAATCTCTTTTACAAGTGCAAATTTTTTCTTTTAATTTTTCCATCTTGTTTTATATTAAGAGCTACCAAAGTTTTAATGGTTTCTTAAATAATTGATAATCTTTGCCAAGTTGTTCGTGATAGGCGATTTCTTCACTCTTTGGCATTATCGACCCGATTGTTTTGTTTGCGTGCATTATTTCATCATTCAACCTCATATTTTCTTGGATATAGAAACTATAAGGCATTAGGGGAATCGGATATACTTCATTTAATGATTTTGTTTGTTTCATAAAGTTTCTACAAAATTTCCTATCTCTAATAATGCGTTTGCAACTTTAATTATAGTTTCTGGTTTTGAACGATTAAAGATAAACGCAGTTTCTTTGTTACCACTGATAACTAAATTACTGCCATTTATAATGCGGACTTTTTTCTTTTCGCCATCGTATTGAATGTCAAAAGTTATTCCTGTTGATTCGTGTAAATATGTTTCGTTTAGTTTTTTCATTTTATTTCTTTAGTATAGTTATAAATAATAGTGGCTGGGAAGACTTTATAATTAAATTCGTGGCAGTTTTTAAGTTCCCGTTTAGTGGGCTTTGTATTCCAAATAGTAGGAGTGCAACCTTTTGACCCGCAGTAACATATTTCTACGAAACATTTAATTTTTTTCATTTTATATACTTACTTACTATATCTCTTGTTAAATGTGGGGATTAGTTAATTTTGCCTAATTCTTTTAATACCCATGATAATGTCTTATCCGGATTAGCGAGCCAGAACTTTAGGATCTCAAAGCAAATGTCTATTATTTGCTCTTTGCGTTTATTTTGACCTAATAACAACTTGTTTTTCATCATATAATTCCCATCCAGCTACTAATAATCTTTTTTGTAATAAGGCCTCGGTAATTAAAGGGACATTTGGAATTAAATATTTTCTAGGTGTTAAAGTTTCATCTATACATCTTGGTTTAGTAACTGTTCGGATTAAGGACTTGCCGACTTCCCCCTGCGAACCAGCGTTCACTTCTCCTAATGTTTCGAGTTTACCGGCGGCGGTTTCGGCTTTCATTGTGCCTTTTAAAACTCTTTTTTCAAGTCGCGACTGTTCTTTGGCAATTCTATCATCTTCTTCTATTTGCCAAGCAAGCATTTTACTTTTAATGGTCTTGTTAGCGTCTGCGAGATTTAACTCCATAGGTTTAAAGAGATCCCGGATAGCGCTTAACGACTTCATTAAAGGCGATGTAATATTCTTTTTCTTTTCCTCGATAAACTTCTCCGCTTGTCTAACATTGTGTAGAGCGTCCGTAGCCTTTGCCATATCTTCTTTATTTTCCACAACAAGCGACATGGCGGATTGTTGGACGGTGGAGACTTGTTGTTTGATTTCAGTTAGTTCTTTTGGTTTTATTTCCATTTGATTTCTATAAATCCTAATAATTGCATGATTCTTATTCCAATTCTAGCTCTCAATGTATAAGTTTCTTTCCATGCGGATTTTGTAAATTCGGCAGAATACAAAGCGTTGTATTTAATAGGAGCAATTCCTACTTTGCCATCGTTTTCTATTTTTAGAATATTATCGTTCATACAATTTTTAATTCCACAAGAGCCTAAAGGGGGAAACAAGGACTAACTTTACTCGGCATATTTTAATCCCTTGTTTCCATCAGGGCTTTTGTATTCCCTTGCCGAGCCTGCGCCCCTTTAGACCCTCGTGGGGTCTAGGTTAGTTATTAAACTTTAAACGGATCTCCTGAAGAAAATAATGCTTCGAGGTTTACGGGACGGGCGACTAGGGCTTTCTTAATCTCAGCACTAACTTCAGCGGCTGGATTTGGCATCGCAGCATATTCAGTGTCATTCATTGTCGTACCTTTACGAGTAATCGAAAGATCATAATTCTTTGGAGAACCCCATTTTGGATTATCAATAAGAGCTTTTATAGCTGTCATAATTGATTTCTGTGTAATCTCAAGAATCTGTATTCTCTCTGCTTCATAATTCCAGATAACACACGCCCAGAAATGGCGAACACTAGCATCTTTTTTTATATCATCTGGTGTACCTTCAAATTGTTCTTTTTGTCTAATGGGTTTGTTATCTTGGTTAAAATATTCGTAACCTACAATTGCAGGAGATAACACCCTAAAAGTAGTTTCACCTTGGGGAAATTTATTCAAGTAATCGCTTGTTACGGGAACTTTATAATCAGAATCTGGAAAGAAGTCGTTTGCATTGTTTGTTGTTTGTTTTTTCATTTGTTTAATTTGTGTTAATTGTTTTTAATGTTTGTTTTCATATCCACTAATCGATCGTAGTGGGGTTATGACTTTATATATTCACCACCGTTGGCATGTAATGTGTATATTCAACTCCTGACTGACTTTTGGTTTTAATTTCGGCGTACGCGATGGCTTTGGTGGCTTTTAAAACTTTACGTCTTATACGTCTGTCTGAATTGTTTTTCTTTGGATTAAACGTGGGTTCAAATGTTTTGTTGGTGTAGCCTTTCATATATATGGTTTAAAAAGGAAAATTTCTTTTTGCTTGTTGTATTTTTTCCAAGAGCACATGAGCTCTTTCTAATTTATAAGCCTTTCTTTCTTCTGGCGTACAATCCACCATAATTTTATCTATAGCATTTTGTTCTAAATCAAATGCATCAATCATACTCATTGGTTTATGTTTTTCTAAAAAGTCTTTTATTTTGGTAAAAAATTTCATTTTATTATTACTTTAAGTCTATCATCTAGTAATACTATATATCCGTTTGCAATTTGAAAATTTCCATTAACTATTTTAACTTTAAACTTACTTTTCTTTTCATTGTATCCAATCGCAGATACAATATCGGCAAGTATAAAACTATCAGCTGAATCTTTTCCTAATTCAATAACTACTGGATATTTATAATCATCCCTTTTACTGGCCTTTTTCATCACTTTTTTTATTGAATTAAAACTTAATTTTTCTTTTTTCATTTTACTTCTTTTAACATATTCGCCACTTGATCACTTATACTTTCACTCGGGCTATCTAAATCTCTTACTAAATCGTCAATTATATCGGTTATTTTTCTATTTTGTTGCCGGGAAACATGAAGGAGTTTCTGATGCGCGGACCTTGAGAGACGGATGAGGGTGGAGGGTTTCATGACTTGTTAATAAGTTCTGTAATAAATTCTATAATTGTTTTCTTTTTCTTAGTAGCCAAGAGTTTAATTTTCTCTTGAAGTTCTGCAGGTAACATTATTGATTTATATATTGATGGTTTCATAAGATAACAATATCACAATATAAATTTATTGCAAGGTAATATGTGGATAACTTTCGTCATATCTTACACCATGCCATTCTTCTACTGGAATGATCAAGCAATATCCGTAAGTGCTAAAACAAGCAATCACAAAAGCATCAGCATTTTTAAGCATAAATGCGTCATAAGGTTGCTGGCGGCGGGATTCATCTGAAATTTTATGGATAAGTCCACGGGGGGATTTGCTGTCTTTGAGCGCAAGTAATTGGTGAGGTTCTAATGCTCTTTCAGAAATAGTATTTTTAGTAGTATTTTTTATTTCTATTGCGCAAGAGTTAAAATGGTTCGCCTTGAAATATGCGAGAACCTTTGGAGTCACTTCCGCCTCCCGTTTCTTCTTCAGTTGCGGGAGCTGAGGTAACGTAGTCGTCTGTGTGTTCGGGGTTAGCATTTCTATTATTATAATACGCTGGGGGATGAAAATCCATACCTAGGTCCAGTTGTTTTTTTACATCACGATCACAACGTCCACCCAATAAATAAATGTACTGGTTTTTATGGAGATTGTGTATACGATTAATTCTTGCTTGCATCTGGACCAGGTGAACAAAAGCAAACGACATACTTGCAAATACCATAATACTAAATTTATCTAAATCCACCCCGGCTCCGAGGCCAGCTTGGATAAGTAGAATGGCATCATCCGCTTCATTAGTTTCTTTAAATACTTGCCCTTGATCCTTAGTTGATCCAGTAAGTACAAATACTTCCCGGTCTTGCCCTATTCTATTTTTATAATCTTCTATTTGCTCTAGGTAATAACAAACTACTACCACCTTTCTGTGTCCATCCAAAATCTTTTGTAATTCTTTAAATTTTTCTTCACCTTGTTCCAAGCGGTGTCTTGTATGCCACTCCTTTGCAGGTTCCATATATTCTTGTTTTAATTGTTCCTCTTGCTTCTTAGTCCACTTTATATTTACCACAGAATGTTCGTGGACCGGAACATCAATACAATCCCGCATATTTACGATTTCACTAATACTTTCAAGATACGGACGAATATCTTTACGCCATGTCTTGTTGGGTTCTAGGTGAAATATCCCAAACTTGTCGGTTAAATGACAAAATTTTTCTCTAAACTTTTTAATATCCCAGTAAATACCAAGGTAGCAAGCAAGTGTGTGTAAATTTTCAGGATGTGATCTTATTGGTGTTGCAGTTGTGAGTAAGATATGCGCATCAGGATTTTTCTTTACAAAATTATACATCACAGTGGCCCTTTGGCTTCTTTGTTTTGAAAACAGCGGCGCGCATAGATTTTGAGCTTCATCCACCACTACGGCTTTATATGAATTAAGGTCAATCTTTTTTATTTCATCAGTAGTCACCACATCAGCTTTACAATTCCATTCTTTTAATTCTGTACGCCACATAAGTTGCACCCCTTTAGGAGCAATAATCAAGGCTTTTAGTTGTGGTCTAAGTTTTAACCATGAAATAGCAGTAATTGTCTTACCTGTGCCAGCCTCGAAACAGAGTAGTGCTTTATTTGGGTTTTTATTTATGAATTCCTGTTGGTGAAGATATAATTTTTTCATATACTATGATTTTGGCACCAATTTTTCCAAATTTCTTTATCTTTATAAACCTTCCATCTTTTCTTTTTTACTTCATCCATTATTCCCTGCATATCTTCACTTGGTCCAAGATTAGAATCACATCCGTTTTCGTCACACCACATAAAAAATTCTTTTATTTCATCTACTTTTTCTCCATCAATCCATACCCCGGGTTCTATTATGTTTATTGTTATTGACATATCAAAATTCCAAAGTTGGAGGATTTTCTTTTAATTCATCGATCATTTTTTCAACTTCCGGTAATGCTTTTTCTTTTGGTTCAACCCCTAAATAACCTACAATGAAATCATCTAAATTTGGATAATAAACTTGAGTACCATTATCTTCTTTTTTCTCAACAACTTTTTCTTCTTTATTATTTTTAGATTGCAATTCTTTAAGTTTCTTCTCAGAGATATACCAACGATTTTTTTGTTCTCCATCTACCATTTTTCTTATTTTAACTAAACCTAGCTCTTTCTTAAAAATGCTGGCAATACGCATTTCTTGCGCTCTACCTAATCTTTCTAAAGGAGAATCTTTAAATATGACTTTATAAACTTCAATTATAGTTGTGGAATAATTTTCATCACCTCTACAATAATCATAGGATCTTCTAATTTCATCTGCCACTAATTCAGTCCACGAGTCATCTGGTAAATGAGCCTCCTGTGTAGCCTTAGCCTCTTCATTTGGAACTTCTGAGATATTTATCTTATTTTTAAAATAATAATATGTTTCAGCAAAAAGCTGGTCCCGATTATCTTCCAACCATTTAAAATTAACACCTTGTTTTATATCTACCGGCCAGTAACGTCTATTGCCAGTCATATCTCTAAAAGGTTCTAAATCATTTGTTGACATAGAAAATACAAAACGTCTAGGATATTTTTTCATTACACGGTCATATGGCGCCCTAAATTCATCACTGGTCTCTGTAATGACGCTCTTAATCTTAATTGCTTCAGAACGATACAATGTGGCACCTTCGTCTAAATCTATTATTATGGCGCCTCTGAGTGCTAAATAGAAGTCTTTATTACTTATATCTCCAGTAAAACACTTATACCACTTTCCTCCAATAATACGGAATAATGACGTTTTACCTAATCCTTGATCTCCCGTAATAACTAAAAGAAAATCAAAAATACATCCCGGGACCATAATTCTCTTTACTATTCCCATAAACCACTGAGAACCAACGCCTTGATGATATTTATCATTAGTAACGTTTGTCGCGCTTGTAAGCCATGTTTGTAAGCGTGGTACTTTGTCCCATATTAACGAAGTTAACCAATCTTGCGCTTCATCATATTTATTTTTATAAGCGTAATGAATTATCGCGCTATAAACCGAATCTTTTGATATTCCATGAAGACCAGTTTCCATTTGCATGAAAAATTGAATCTTAATTATATCTGAATCTTCTAAAGGTTTTCCATTGTATTCAATTTCTTGTTTAAATGTGTTATATTTTATAGTATCTTTATAATATGGATGCGCTTCTAAAACTAACAAAACATTAGCCATATCTTTAAAAGCTACATTTGCATTGTTCTTTCTTATTTTTATTTTTACGTCTTTAATAACTTCACCATTATCCATTTGAATAGGTGAAAGAATAAGACCACTTCGTCTTTCTTTTTCTTTCTTAACTATACTTTCAAAAACTGTTCTTACTTCACTGTCCGGAAGCATTGGGGTATATGTTTTATTTGCGCGTTCTACCGCAGGCCATACTTCTGATTCCCATTCTTCCTCTTTTGACGCTTGAAGAAGTTTACCGGCGAAACTAGCAAGAGTATCATTACGCGCGCCTTTACTTGCCGTTGTCATTTCGGTCAGTGACTTCTTTGGCTTCTTTACTGGAAACATATGGACCGGAAATGGTGCTTGGTTTTCGCGCGAGATAACTTTGTATTCTCCGTTAGTGAGAACGGATGGTGGCGCTACAACATATCCAGCGTCTGATCGTATATCAACATTAGGTAAATCCGGATAAGCATTTGCGCTTACTGTAAATCCTTCAGCATATAAATAATATAAATGGTATCCCCTGGATGGAGTCTTAACTGTGTATGTTGCTGGAAACTTTTTCAACATCTCATCGGCTTGCTCTTGTCCGCTTTTGTTATCTATATCAACAACTGTAACATTACTTATTTTTCCGGTGATGATCGCCACATTGGCACCATCCTTAAACCACTCTATAACTTGATCATCTGTCTGTTCTTCTGTTTGCCAGCGTTTCCATTCTTTAACAACCGGGCGCTTATCTTTTCCAACGGGTAAAACATTATATCCTTGAACATGATATGCAAACGCTTGCTCTGCGATTGTCATTATTTTATCTGACATATATTTTGTTTCTAACGCACAAAAGCCCAGAGACTTGAACGGGGACATTACTACCCGTGCTTTTTACAGCAAAATCTCTGGGCTGTTGAGAATTAAAACTTATTAAATTTGTAATGTCATTTATCATAATGTAAATATATTATATGCTTCTATATTTTCTCCGCAAGTCCGGATGTGTATAACTCCAACGATGACTCTTTGACCATATACCGCCTACCTATTTTTATGCTTTTAATCTTGCCAGCGCCACAAAAACGCCTAACCGTTTGCTTGTTAAGATGTAATACTTCCGCCAATTGCTCCATTGTATATAATTTTTCCATAATTTATCGTTCCTCGCGTCAATTGCTTATAATTATCGACCCTCGCGCCAATTGCTTCTTACGCTTGTTCTGCTTCCAGAATATCGCAAGAATATAATCACCGATCATATTTCTGCGTGTATCCCAGAAGCAAGACAAAAATAAGAAACAAAAAAAGACTAACCCGTGCTATTTTCGGTTTAGTCTTTTAGTTTTACGCTTTGAGCGTTTTACTTTTAGATTATATATTCCCTTGTGCTATGATATCCCAGTCCGGCTTGTCCTCTTCTTCTTGTCCGTTGTGTGCCGGACGGTATTTTAATAACCATTCTCCAGCTTTGCAATTTTTCGGATCGTCTACACTATCATTAAAATAATATAGCTCTATCTCGCCCACCTTTTGCTTTTTAACTGTTATCTCTTGAAAGATAAACTCATTCGCGGTTTTGGTGATCTCTTTGCCTTTTTCGCTTTGGATTTTTGTTGCTAATATCATTTTATTGTATGTAGTGTATATCGTTTCTAAATCCAAAAGCTGGATATATTGCGACCTTTGCATCTGCATAACCTTGTTTGTAACGATCTATAGTGTCTACGGATAGGTTTATGCCTTTCTTTTTGTTTCCCCATACAAGTGATTGACCCTCGCTGTCGTATTCTTCCATAGTGAACAGAATATCTTTAACGGCAATACAATCTAAACTTTTCTTATATGTTTTGAAACCTACACACCAATAGTTTTGATATTCATTCCGTAACCACTTTTCAAAACTTTGCTCGTCTTTGAAATTGTGAAAAGCGTGTTTTTTGATCAGTTCTTTGTTTGTCATATTTTGTTGTAAAGAACAGTCAATAGCAAACTGTCTTATTTGCCGTTCGGGTATCAACGGCTTATGTTTTTAATCTACCCATTTTGCCTACCAATAGCTTTAGTGTTGATAGGCAATAGGGGGGATTAAATCTATTTTAATGGTGTAACTGGTAAACATTTTTGACAATACATATGATCGTCAATACCATAAAATAGTATGTCTTCTTTTTCTTCTCCTGTTTGTATAACTTCACAATTTTCCCCTTCGCAAAAATAAGTCCCCGATCCTACTACTGGCGTTTTTGTATTGTTTTTCATAATTTTGTAGCGATTAAATCGCTGTTAAGCACCTTGTAATTTTTATAATGATATAATCCCCGCGCGGTTTTGTAGTTTTCCGGCTTTCCATTTTTCAAAACCCCGAGAAGAAAAGGCGCGCGTTATATAGAATACTCCGCCGGTAGTCTTTTTTAATTGATAGGTATAATTGCCTAGTGTTAGTTTTTTGTTAAGCATATTTTTGTTTTAGTTCTTGCATTGATAATCCACGACTTCTGTTTTTTGCCTTGTAGTCTTTATATATTGCTTCTACTTCCTCGCTTGTGTAATCCTCGCCAAGAGCTTCTAGGGTGCTTTCTATCGTGCCAGTATAAAATGCTTCGTGATTATTAAGTTCGTATAGTATATGTTCGGTTCTTGCTTTTGCTTCTTTTATCTGTGCCTTGAAAGTATCTTCAATTGCTTTCATTCCGTCTATAAGTGCCTGTGCGTTTTGCTTTAGTATAAAACCACCAGCACCGATACTGACTAGCTTTTCGCCTTCTTGTAGTTTTGTTTTTGCTAGTCCTTCCTTAAATTGACTATCCGAGAAAGCCCAGAAAACTTTTAAATCACTAAAAAGCTTGTCGTGATCGTCTTGTCTTTTTTTCTTTATTTCTTGGTATTGCATATTTCATTCGCCAGACTATTTTGTGCCGTCCGGCGGGGCGGGATAGTTATATAATTCTAATAATTTGACCTGCTTCTGCTTTTCGTTCTAATTCTTTTACTGTTTCTAGTTTTCCGTGTTTTATCGCTTCATAAAGACTTAAAGAATGTTTAGCACAAAATCCGTCTATTGATCTAATTTCTTTACAACCTGATAACCAACCGCAATGATTTTTATTTTCCATAGTTTTATTGTTATCTTACTTTTAATGTTGCTATATACAGGGCATCGGCTAGGGCTTGGGCTAGGTTTTCGCCTACCGCTAGGGCTTTGCCATGATAGCTGACTAGGTATCTTTGCATAAACTTCAACCAGATTATTTGCATATGTATGTTTTGTGCTTCTTAAGAAAAAAGCACAGCTAATACGAACCCACCGACTAATAGGATCGTGGCTAGTAATAAATCTTTTTTGCTTCGTTGTGTATTTTCCATATACTCTATTATATTCTAAAGCATTGTATAATGTCAATTGACTTGCATATTCTATTGTGTTGTATTGTATTTTAATATATTGTAGTAAAAAAATTTGCAGACCTATGCAAAAAGAGGTGTGCTAGTGTTTTGGGCTTATGGTATATGGGTAAAAAGTGTGTTTGCATACCTTTTGAAAAACATCAAAAGACTTTGCCAACCCCATAGCATACGGTGTGTGTAGCATACGGTGGCGTACCTATATATATAATATATATATTATTTATAAGGATATAGGTATGCAAGGTATGTGAAAAAGCTGTGCAATACCCATTATATTTGGCTTGAAAAAAATTTGCATACTTCGCTAGTATACCTTTTGTTGCATACCTATGGTGTGCAAGTGAAATTTTATATAATCCTCCCCGATTATGGACTAGATTCTCCCCGACTTATATGCTTGCGAAGCAAGCGAACGCCGGACTTTGCCAATTTTCGCCCGCCACTTCTGGTGCGTAGCACTCCATAATTGTATTCACTTCAACCTTCTCCCCCTTTCCTTTCCATAATACGCTTGACATACTTCAACATAGTAATATAATTATATTTATAGTATAGACATATAATATATTTATGTTATAATATATTTATATCTTTATTCCTTTATTCTTTTATTATTTTATTTTATATGCTATTCTGATACATAATTTCAAAATGAAAACAAAATCTAAATACTTATATATTAAATATACCTCACCCACAGAATTTTTAAGACGATTTAGACTTGTTAACAAAACTATTGATTTATATGATAGATGATGTTGTAATAAAAAAAATTCCTCCTCCACTTCCACCGTATAAAGAATACGTTTCACCAAACACGCCTTCAAGTAAAATGATTTTAAGTCCTGAACACAAAGCAAAATTAAAAGCCGGTCGTGAAGCGTTTATTCTTAAACGTAGAGGTGAGAAGGCTTTAGCACTTGCACTTGAAAAAGAAAAAGCAATTAAATTAACTCCACAAGAAGCTCTATTACTTGCTGTTGAAGAAAATAAATTAGAAAATTCTCGTAGTCATGTTTTAAAAGTAATACATAAAAATAAAAAACAAATTCTTGACGCGCAGATTGAATCAGCTACAGGATTAAGTTATGTTGGTGGTGATGGTGCTACTGTTTATAAAAAAATTCCTGATGTAAGAACTGGCGAATATCTCCTCAACCAACTCATAGGGAAACCCGTCGAATCCCTTGAGGTAAAACAAGTTACAAAATTAATTATGGATATATAATAAAATGCCAATCTACACCGACTCAAAAGGAAATCAAAAGGACACGAGTACAATGGTTATAGAATATTTACAGCGCGCTCTCGCTAAAGCTAAACAAAACAACGATCAAGAAAATATCGATGCTCTTGAGTGGGAAATAAATAAACGTCAAAGCTAATGCCAACTAACGAAAAAAAAGTTTCCTTCAAGGATTTAATCCACTTCACTCCTAAACAAGTGGAAGCTACTACTGTAGCGGACGCGCATAAATATACTCTCTTCGGTGGTTCCGCTGGTCCTGGAAAAAGCTACTGGCTCCGTTGGTATATGGTCCGCACTTTAATTAAATGGGGACAACAGTATAACCTCACAGGGATCCGCGCGGCTATGTTCTGCGAGGATTATCCTACATTAAAGGATAGACAGATAAGCAAGATGGAGGTTGAGTTTCCCCAATGGTTAGGACAGATAAAGGACACCAAGACGGATGGTTTAGCTTTTTATATTGCCAAAGAATATGGAGGGCATGTCCTTATGCTTAGGAATCTTGATGATCCGTCTAAGTATCTTTCTTCGGAATTCGCTATGATAGGCATTGAGGAAATGACCCAGAATGAGGAAATGAAATTCCATAGATTACGTTCTCGTTTGCGATGGACGGGAATACCGGAACCAAAACTTGTCGCTGCAACTAACCCGGGCGGTATAGGACACGAGTGGGTAAAGAAGTATTTTGTGGATAGGGATTTCCCGGATCATGAGAAGGAAGCGGAGAAGTTTGCTTATGTCCCGGCGCTTCCTACGGATAATCCATACTTGGCGGCTAGTTATATCCTTACCCTTCAATCACTCCCGGAAAAACTCAGGCAAGCTTATTTAGAGGGACGATGGGATATATTCGAAGGAATGTTCTTCACGGAATGGGACCCAAAGGTGCATATTGTGGAACCATTCGAAGTGCCGGATACATGGCCTAGAGCTAGGTCTATTGATCCTTCTGGTCGTTCCGGAACTACGGCCTGTTATATTTATGCTTTAGCAGACGATGGAACGGTTTATGTAACACATGAGTGGTTTAAAAGTGGATTAGATACGGACGAACATGCCCGTGGTATTTGTAAAATGTCCGAGGGACTAAACATAAAGTACACGGTTATCGATAGTGCGGCGTTCTCAAAATTGGGTATGCCAGAGTCTCAGGCGGAGATTTTTGAGCGTTATGGCGTAACGGACTTGATTGCGGCGGATAAACATAGGATTCCCGGGTGGAATGTGATGCACACTTACCTTCGTCCTGATCCAGCAACGGGACAACCTAGGTTGAAAATATTCAGTAATTGTATAGGTTTAATCAAGGGAATACCTCGCGCGCAACACCCGCCTTTGGATAGTGATAAGGACCCCCAGGATGTTATGTCCTTTTGGGACGGAGCTGATCATGGTGATTCTATTGATTCTTGTAGATATTTTTTACAGACTGTCCGTGAACAAGTGGCTGTTAAACCGATGGGGCGGATGGAAAAAATAATGTCGGATTTAAAAAGACAAAAGGAAGGGAATTTTGATTTTAATTATCACAATAGATAGTTATCCACATACGATATTGACTTTGATTTTATTTTAATGAGGTATATAATAAAGACAATTATTTTTAACCAACTAAAATGATAGACATAAAAACTTTAGAAGAGAAACCAAAAGAAGTAACTTTTACCCCCGATACGGAAGAAAAGATTTTACAGACTTTTATAAAACAACGTGTTGACGAATTACAGAAGCATCGTAAGGAATTAAAAATTGAAGACAAATGGAAAGAAGCGGATAGGGAATATGTTCCTCGGGAGATGGAATTTTCTTCTCAAGGAAAAAGATTCGAGACGGATCAGACAGATGGTTATAGAACAAGACTTGTTCCTATTGGCGATAATACTCAGAACTGGAGAAGTTCTAATAGTGCGCCAACTCTTTTACAAAAAATTCAGACAGCAATATCTTTGATTATTGATAATAATCCCGAAGCGGTTTTTACGGCGCTTCAAAAAAAATATGAATCAACATCTGATTTGGCTAATAGTCTTTGGAAGCGTAATTGGCAAATTACTGGCGGAAAGGAGGTTCTCAAACTCTTCGTTTTTAATCTTGTAAAATATGGAACGGCTTTTGCTCGAAGTTATCCAAGGGTAGTGAAATATAATAAAGAAGTTTTAACGGAATACGATTCGGAACATCCGGAGAAAAATAAATACGAAAGTAAAGAAGTGGTTTGGTTTAATGATGTGGCTAAACAAAATCTTGATCCTTATCGCACATGGATTGATGAACAGACAAGACCTTATGATACTTATTCTATGAATGATTGTTATTATGAATTGGATTTTGCTTATGATGCGGCGGAGATTGAATTTGGACAATATAAAAACTGGCAGTATGTAAAAAAAGATTCAAAGAGTATTCCGAATGACGATATAAAAGATAAAGACAACGATAAGCAAATCAGAAAGGATATTGTTACTATCGGGTTCTACGAAAATCGCCTTAAAGACTTATACGTTTGTAAGGCCGTTAAGGATGACATAATACTCCACTCATGCCCTCTGCCAAATGATGACGGGTTGCTCTCGCTTTGGTATGGCATGTGGGTATTACGCTCGGCGGATAGACCGGATGGAATTTCTCTATGGGAAATTATTTGTCAGGACAAACACATGTATGATAAATGGAATAATATGGGAAGCGATCAACTTACATTAAGTATCATGAAGTTCGGTTATTATACGGGAACACAGGCCCTTACTGGCGATGGAAGAATGGATATTGTCCCTGGAATGGCTAAGCAGATTACTAATGGTAAAATTGATTGGATGGAAATTCCTGGACCAGGAAAAGATTGGATTGGTGGATTGGAAAAATTACAGAAAGATATGGAAGATAGTTCTGGTATTACACCTACAATGGAAGGAGCAGTGACAGGTAAAACTCTTGGAGAAATACAAATGGCGCGTGAAAGTTCTTTGAAAAGATTAAGAATACCTTTGGAAAATATCGCATGGGCGATTGAACAAGATGCTTATCTTACCCTTTCTTGGATGTCACAGATTTATTCTACGCCGGAGGTGAAACAATTTGCGAACGAGAGAGAGATGATTCTTTATGAACAGCAAAATGATGTGCAGCATGATCAAAAAGAATATCAGGAGACAGACCCAGATACTCTATTAAAAACCGATCCCCTAACTGGTCAGCCAATCGGCGGGACAGATGATTTTTCTTCTGCGGAAAATGTAGTCATGGATCCGACTACTAACCCTCCTTCAGTTCCGGGAGCAAAAGATAAAAAAATTACGGCGACATATTTACCAAAACTTGCTCTACATTTAGAAGATAGAAACGGGCAATTATTTGAATCAAAGGAATCACGATATTTCCAAGTTGGAAAAGATATTCAGGTGACTTCTATGAAATGGCGAGGAATGATTAAGGTTATTCCAAAATCTCTGGTTGGAAACTCGGAAATAATATTAAAACAGACAAAACAAGAAATGATTAATCTTCTTTCTCCTATGTTTGCCGGAAGTCCACTTACTCATAAGAAACTTGCAGTTGAACTTCTTAAAGTTAATGAAGAAGATCCTCTTGATTGGTTGCCAGATATGCCCGGATGGAATGATGAACCTTATCAGATTATCCCTCCACAACCTGTACCACCTTCTGTAAGATTTACTATTCCTTGGGCTGATTTGGTGTCTGATCCTGATATGAAGATTGAAATGGCTAAGAAAATTGGTATTACTCTTCCTCCGCCACCTGTTACTCCTCCTCCATTATTTATTCCTAGAGGTGGGACTGAAGTAGGAACTGGAACTGAAGATTCATCTGGAACTGGAACACCGCCAGCGCCAGCGCCAACACATGGAACGGGTGGTGGACCTGCGCAACCAGGGACTGGAAATAATAATGCGGTAGCACCTACTTTAATACCTAGGGCAAATATCAGTCGCCCATTTCCTCAAGGTAAATCATCGGTTGGAGGATCAGGGCAGTTATTTATAAAGCATTAAAATGGATAAATTGACAAAACCACAGAGACAAGCAATTCGTTCTTTAATGCAGGATGGGCGTTTTACAGCTGTGGAATTGCTAAAAAAGATATTAATTAATGAAATTTCTGGGTATCAAGTAAAGGCGGATACGGAATTTGAAACAGTGTGGAGAGTGGCAAAAAAAGAGGCCGGAATGGAGGTTTTAGAAGACTTTTTTAAACGTATGATATTAGAAGCAAGTAAGTCTGATGAATAAAATGTTAAAAACACACGCAAAGGCTACAATAAAAGATATTTCAGGCATCAATGATGTAGATTTTGAGGTTGGTTTTGATCCACACAACAAAAATAGCATAAAAGTTACCCTAGCTGGTAAAGTTTCCTTTATTTCTAAGGATGATTTATGGAATTTTGTATTTTCCGTGGTTCAGGTTAGCCAACAACAGCGTATGATTCCGGTAACTAAGACTGATTTCGAACAGTACAAGAAACAACATGAGATAAAGTTACAAAAAGACATGAAAGCCGGAGAAACTGTAATTGCGCACTGTGTTGTAAATGTTCGTCAGGAAGTGGTCGATGCAATTAAGAGGGAAGAAGAGGAAAAAAAGTTATCCACAGAGGGTGTAAAATCTCCCTATTTACAAAATGGATTAAAGTTGTGATATACTAAAGTTAATTATTAGCCTTATCTTCCTATCTTCATGGAAGTAAAAAAAAGAAGTAAAAAATATATGGCAGAAGAAAAAGTAGTTTCGCGAGAAGAGTTTGATAGTTTGAAAAAAGAAATGAGTAATTCTTTTTCTCAAATCATTAATTTAATAAAAGAAAAGCCAAAGACAGAAGCGGAATCAAAAAAGGTCGAGGCGAAAAAGGCGGTTGATAAAACCGCAGAAGCTAATGATGCTTATTTAGAACCGGTGCATCCTGATTGGATAGCGGATGCGAAGTTGAAAATCGGTGAATCATTGGAACGTTGTGAAGTTGATTATCCCAAGAATGGAACTCCAAGATATACGGTAGTTATCAAGAATGATCATAGCAACGCATCGTCCTCGCATTTACAATTTTATAAAATAGATAGACGTACAGTTGCGGTAATTAATGGATTCGAAACAGTAAAAGCGTTTAATTCATTAGTAGCGCAGAATTTAAAACTTAATCCTAAGAAATTAGATTAAATTTATGAAAGAAACATTAACACCAACTAAAAAAGGACAAAAGAAGATTACTTTTAATAAAGGTGGCCTTCATAAATCTACTGGAACTCCTATGGGAGAAAAAATTCCAGAGACAAAGATGGAAGATGCAATGGAAGGAAAGATGGGAATGAAAGCGGAAAAAGAAGCTCAATTTGCAAAAAATGTATTGACGGGTCCAAAGAAAAAGTTTAAGTATGGGATACAAAAAAAATAACATGCCATTATTAAAAGGAAAAAAGAATATCGGAAAAAACATAGCCACAGAAATGCACGCTGGAAAACCACAGAAACAGGCAATTGCTATTGTAGAAAGCGCGGCCGGTAATTCAAAAAAAAAATTCAAATACGGAATGAGAAAAAGTTAGAACCATTATTAAGTAGTTATTATAATCAATTAAAACCTATGAGTATTAAATTAATAGAACTTATAAATAGTGTGGAAGCATTAAATAAATTATCAGAAACTAAACTTCCAGCCAGTGTTGGATTTTCTCTTGGAAAATTTTTAAAGCAAGTTACTCCAGAAATTGAAACTTATAATAAAGTGAGAGGTGAAAAAGTTGTAGAGTATGGAACACTAATGTTAGATGCTGAAGGGAAAGAAGTTACTGACGCACAAGGTAATAAAAGATATTCTTTTGTTGATAAAGGTAGCACTGAACTAAGTGAAAATGGTAAAAAGTTTGTGGCAGAAATGACTGAAATGGAAAATAAAGAATTGGATATAAAAATTCCTGATATAAAAATTTCTGATTTAGGTTCGGCTGTTATTGAACCTAAGTATTTATTAATCCTTGCTTGGTTGATCAAGGAATAATTAACTATAATAAAATGGCAACAGTAAAATGTCCGGATTGTAAAGATGGTTTAGTTCTTCAAGGAGAAAGTATCAAGAAAGTTTGTGAGACGTGTAAAGGAAAAGGAGTAGTAGAAGAGTAAATTGACAATTTAATTTATTAGTAAATGCTGTTTATCGGACAGCATTGAGTGGACCACTACACAGCTCTACCAAGAGTCGTTGAGTCCACTCACCACTGTCTGATAAAACTTAAATCCCGCGATCTTCAGCGGGTTATAAAAAGAAGTAAAAATCTTATGGAAAACAGCGAAGAAAAGGAAGTAAAAGAATTTAACGAGGTGAAAGTTATGCAACCATCTGCTGATAAGGCAGATGATGAAATAATAGAACCAGTCGTTAAGGAGACGGAAACTCCAGCCCCCTCTTCCGAGGAAGATAAACCAGCGCCGGAACCAGAACCTGAGCCAACGCCTGAAAAGGATACAGAAAAGACGGATCAGGAACCAGTACCGGAAGCAGAAGTAGCACCTGAAGTAGTTAAAGAACCAAAACCAGTTGAAGGTGAAACTCCTCGAGAAAAAGCGCTCCGTTTGGAAGCAACCCGTTTAAAAGGATTACTTCGAAAGGAGCGTCAAGATGAACTGTTTGTTAAACAACCAACAGTAAAATCTAAAGAGGAAGATTTATCTGAATATGATCCTGAAGAACTAAAGCGTTTTGAGAAATTGGCAAAAAGTTTAGGATTTGCAAAGAGAGATGAGATAGTTCGTGATAGTGTTCAAGATAAGAACAACAACGAGTTTGAAACATTTATTGAAGCGCATCCTGAATATTCTGCTGAAAACGATAAAGACGGAGTTCTATGGAATCAATTTAAAACTGAGTTTGCATTATATAATCCTCCCCAAGATCCAAAAACTCTTAGGAAGGTTTTAAATAAAGTTCATAACGAAATCTATGGTGTTAAGCCTGCGGTGAACCTTAATAAAATTAACGCCCAACAGCAAAAGCTAAAAGTAGCTTCGCATGCGGGCACAATGGGTTCCAAGGCTTCAATCTCTTCACCTAAAACAATTATTAATTCTAATATTAGAAGGGATATGCTAAAAGGATTTTCCGAAGAGGACTTGGTAGAAATGGGACTCTAAAATAATAAATGGCTTTTAAATTAGTAAAAGACACTCAGGAAACTGAGTTTATCAAAGTTCGCACTTCTGGTGCGCAAGCTTATACTATTGATGATGCAGTCTATCTTGATAGAACAGCGGATGGTACTGATGTACTTCCTGTTTCTGTTGGAAATGGTACACCTAATAGTATCTTTGGAGTAGCAATGGAAACAATTGCCGCTACAGCAACTTCAATGTTAGTTGCGGTTATTCAACCATGGCAAGTCTGGCAAGTAGCGACTACAAACAACTCTGTAGTAAATGATAAATATCAGAGAATGATTATTGGTGCCACAGCTGGTACGATTAATAATTCCCATACTGATGTTTCAGATTCAACTGCTATCTTCCAGCAAACTGGAGTTGTAGGAGCATTGTCTGATAAGCAAATTGTTGGTAACTTCCTAAAGATTAGTGGTATTTCGGTCTAGTATTATAAATTTAATTAATAGAATTACAAAATGAGCGCACCAATGAACATAGCTCAAGCCGCAGATACAGTTGATCTAAGCATCCAAAAGATGTGGATCAAATCATCTGACCCTGAGCCATTATACAAAAAGTATTTTAATTACAGGACAACGGAAGACCTTTATGAAAAGGATTCTTCTATCACAGGTCTCGGCGTTGCAGATTTCACAGCAGAAAATGCCGTGATTGTTGCAGACGTTCCTGTGCAGGGCTATAAGAAAACCTACACTCAAAACCAAGTAGGTTTGATTACAACCTATACGGCTATGATGTTACCTTTTTCGGCATCACTTATGGCGTAAGTCATTTGAACAAACTTCGTAAATTCGGGGAACACCTCATAAATGAGACAATCCCGAGCCAAGCCCGAAAGGGAAGGTGTAGAGACTAGAGACGAGGCTCCTCAGAAAGAGGATGATAGGATAGTCCGAACTCTATGGCGACATAGAGAATATAATCGAAAGGTTATATCGTTCGTTGAAAATTTGACACTGTGGAAGTTTGGTATATAATAGATATATGTCAAAAATTTTACAGGTTCCATCTGAATATAGAACTTACAAGTGGTTATATCAAAAGTATATAATTGAAAAACTACCTTCACAGAAAATTGCAGATATTGTTGGAGCAGACAGAAAGACAATAGACCAATGGCTCGCTAAAGTTAAAATCTTTAAAAGAGGATTTGGAGGAAGTTTAGGAAAGCCTACAAAAGAATGGCTCATTAATGAATATATAGAGAATAAAAAATCTCTTAATGATATAGCAAAAATAGTTAATCAAGATAGAAAAACAGTACATCGTTGGTTAGCATACTATAAAATAAAATCTCACAAAGTTGGAGAAACTAGAATGGGTAAAGATAATCAATTTTGGAGAGAAGGTAAACACATATATACGAGTAAGAGTAGGGGGTATAGGTATATTTATAAACCTGGACATCCTATGGCTCGTAAAAGTGGATATGTACCAGAACATAGATTTATAGTATCAGAATTACTTGGGAGAAATTTAGAAAGGAATGAAGAAGTACATCATATAAATTTTAATGAAGGAGATAATAGATTAGAAAATTTATATTTATTTTCAAGCAAATCAGATCATATGTTGTATCATAGAAAACTTGCGAGAAAAGAAGTTGGATTCTTAAAGTCAAATTTAATCGAAAAGTAACATTAATGGGAAATTTGGTATCAAAAAGAGAGACTTGCAAAATATTGTTGACGAGTTACGAACGTCTATCGCTCGTATGCGCGAACAACTTTGTGCTGAGAGGCTCGATAACTGTACAGCAGTTTCATATACACACACAGGTCCTAGTGGAAATACCACTATCGCTACTGTTGGTGGAGATGGATTGCAATGGTTGACATCCGCACATACGCGTGAGGATGGTGGCACAAATATGAATAATGGTGTCTATGATGGCACTACTTATAATCTTCCTTTTGATTATGCTGGTATGAAAGCCGCTTATCGAACAGCGAGTTTGTTTGTAGATGGTCGTGGAAATCCACGTCCGGCTAATCTAGATACACTTGTTTGTAAATTAGGTTCAGCTGTCCATTTGAAAGCTAAGGAAATTAAAAGAGCTATTGCGAATAACAAAATTCCAGAGTCCTTCGATAATGATGGTTCTGGTGTTGAGGATTTCACAATTATTGCTCTTCCTTATCTCCAGAATGGTTCACAATGGTACATGTTTGATTCAACTCGAGCACTGACCGACAAAGAAGGATTCCAATTTGTTGAGGCACAACCTACAACTTTGGCTCCTCAAAACATTGTTTTCAAGACTGATGAAATTCAGTACAAGGCTACTGCAATTTTTGATCTCGGATTTAACGATGTAACACGTTCTTGGGTTGGTTCTCTTGGTACGAGTGCAGTATTAGCTTAATAGTTTAATCGTGAGAGAAGGAGAATAGAATAAAGCAATTCGGCTGATAATCCATACCCTTCTCTTGCTTAAAAAAATGTCTATTTATAACGGTGATAGTTACGTTGACCCACGAAATATAAATCTTAGAGGTGGTGCTTCAGGAAGTGGATTAATCCGTTGGCATCCGGTTCCAACTGGTTCTAATGGAAACTGGGCTACAAATCCATTTGGTACTACTGACTATGGTTTATACGTTAATTCTTCGGGACAACTTGTCTTCTCTTCAACAGGGTCGACAACAGTTCTTGGAACTCCTGGAGGTGGTGGAAGTATTCCATCATTTAACGCAGTTTATTCAGTTGCTCAAAAATTGACTGTAGCAGGAACTACATTCACGATCGATAACGCTACCAACGATGCTACGAATGTTTTAACACTTACTAATACTGGAACTGGATCAGGTGTAGTCCTTCAGATTACAAACGTTGGTACAGGTTCTGATATTAGTGGAACAGGTGCTACTTGGAGTTTTAGTAAAGCAGGCGCGGGAACAGCTTTAACTCTTGCTTTGGCAGGAACAGCTGGATCAACATCTCTTTCTTTAACTCTTGGTAATATAGTTACATCTGCCGGTGGACTTTCACTTACGAAAGCCGCTGATAATGCAACTTTGAGTGTTACTAACAATTCAAACGCAACAGCTACTCAAGTTGCTTTTGCGGGTTCTGGTACATTCTCAGGTACGACTACAGCTTCATTCTTTACGATTACTCCCTCTGGACTTACATCCGGAACGGCGGTATATCTTCCTGTACTCGCTATTACTTCAGGTAAAGGATTACAAATAAACTACGCTGGTACAACTTCACATACTAGTGGAAAATTATTTGAAATTGATTCTTCTGCAACAGCTATGACCTCAACGGGTCGTATGTTTCTTGTAAATCATACTGGAGTAACCGGAGTATCAACTGTTCTATCTGAATTTATTTCAGCTGCAACAGACGAAACTATCATTACTCAAATAACAGCTTCTGGTGTATTAGCACTCGGAGTAGCTCTAAATATCGCAGTAGGGTCAATGACTACAGGTAATGCAATTAGCATTCCTAATCTGGACTCTTTGACTACTGGGGTCGGTGTTTATCTTGCTTCTTCAGCTACTGCAATTACTACAACAGGTCACTTGTTTTATTCGCACCACACTGGAGCAACTGGAACTAGTGCAATTCTAAACTTGTTTGACTCAGCAGCCACAGATGAAACTGTTGTTGTTGAAGTTGATACTGTTGCAATGATTAATGGAGTTGCTTTAAAACTCACTGGAACTACTGGAATGACAACTGGTTCGCTTCTTTTAGCAACGTCTACAACAGCTGCTGCGGTAGCAACAAATGGAATCTTCTCCTTTGTTGGATCAGGCGCATTTACTACTACTGCTTCGACTCTTGGATTCTTCCATATTGCAGGTGCAGCAACAGTTTCAGGAACGATTGTCAGTATCTTGGGTGGCGCGCAAACAACCGGTATTGCTCTTAACGTAACCGATCCTTCAACTGGAATGACATCCGGTTCTTTGATTCGTGCGATTACAGCAACAACTGGCGCAGTTGCGACAAATGGTATAGTTTCTATCCAGGCTTCTGGAGCATACACTTCAACTGCTAATGCTGGGTTACTCAATGTTTCAGCATCGGCTTTGGTTGGCGCTGGTACAGTCGTAAATATTGCGATGACAGCTGCTTCACAAACAGCTTCTAATGCTTTAAACGTAGTTCAATCTGGAGCTACAATTACGGCGTTTACCGGAAGTGTAGTTTCATTCACAGGGGCAGGTACAACTGGTTCAGGAAATACTTTGCTTGTAACGAGTGTTAATACCACAGCAGGTGATGGGGTAAAACTTGTTTCAAATGCTCTAACAGTAGGTACTGCAACAGCATTAAATGTTAGTCATACAACTTCAGTCTTAGGCGCAGGAACTTCATTGGTTAGAATCACTTCAACCAGCGCAGACACAGGTTCTACAACTGGAACTTTGCTTGACTTGGCTCAAACAGGTGTTGCGGCAGGTAACGTAGCCGTATTACTTACAGATAACTCTTCAAGTGTTGTTGCAAGAACGGGTGTTAAAATTAACTTTACCAACGCATCAGCGGTTCTCGCTACACCTCTGGTTATTGCAAATGCTGGTGTAACGGGTACAGGTAGTAAATTCAAAATAATAGCTACTTTGGGTGGTTATAGTATTTGGGTATCAACTGATGGAACTTCTCCAAACGGAGCATTAGGACAAACTCAAAATACTAATGTTACAGCGGGAGATATTTGTCTTGGTACTACCGGAGGAAAAATGGCATATTGCACAAGCGCCGCTACAAACGGATCTTGGTCAATATTGACTTAATTATTAATTAACTTGGTTTCTCTTTCAATCGGTCTGTCTTTCGACACAGGCCGGTTGGGGTGAGAAACTAATAACTAAAATGTTTGTACTAGATGAAGCGCTTAAAAAACAAGATATAAACATTTCTACAAGCGGAAATAATACTCTTATTGCTGCTCAAGGAGTAGGAACTTATATCGCTATTGATTTTATTAGTTTACTTCCAACGACAGCAGTGACTGTTCAATTTGTTAGTGGTTCTACAAACTATGGTGGTCCACTTCCATTGGCGGCGCAACAAGCATTGACATGGGAAAATTCTTCAAGAAATCAATATGGAGTAATAACTTGTGGAGATAATGAAGCGTTCGTGATTAATCTTGGAGGAAATGTGCAGGTGGGGGGTCTTGTAAGATATAGAATTGTAAATAAATAATAAAAAATATATGGATCCAGAAAAAATAAAAAAAGAAGTTAAAAAGTTATCTGATCAACTTGAATTTCTGAATGGTGAAGTTGGAAAAACAAAGACAACTCTGGAAAATATAAAATCAGAAATTACTGAAACTGAAGTAAAAAAAGCCACGGCTCAAGTTGAGTTTGATAAAGATTCTGTTTTTAAGGAAGGACAAATAAAAAGGTTAGAAAATCAAATTGAAACCAAAAATAGTGATTTAGAAAAATTAGAAATTGAGATAGGTAAAAGTAAGTCAATGGTTGAAGAACAAAAAGTAGCGATGGAAGTTCACGTTAAAAAAATATCAGAAAATGAAAATAAGTACCAATTATTTTCTAAGTCACTTGAAGATAAAAGTATAACTTTACAAAAACTACAAGAAGATTTGAATTTAAGAGAAAAATCTATTATTTCTAAAGAAAAAGAGTTAAAAACAAAAGAGGATGTTCTTAAAAGTAAGGAAGAAAGTTTGGGTGTGCAAGCAGATACGGTTTCTAATCATGTAAAAGTGTTAGATATTCGTGAAAAAAAACTTAAAGAAAAAGAAGATAAAGCAGATGAAATAATTCGTACCTATACTGGTAGAAATACCGAAATAGATAAAAGAGAAGCAGTATTGAATATTGAAAAAACAAACTCAGCGCAAGATAAAATATCTATAGATACTGCTTTCCTTAAAAATTCAAATAAAGAAAAAGATTTAAAAGATAGGGAGGATTCTTTAGCCTCTAAAGAGTTAGATTTCCAGAAAAGAGAAACATTGTCTATAAAAAGAGAAACAGATGTTATATTACGAGAAGCCGAATGTCGGGTAAGAGAGAAAGCCCTTAACATCGCTAATCGAGAGAAGCAACTCGATGGACAAATCTAATGCAAGCACCCGTCATAAGAGTACGTACCAATAGTCCAATAGGTAACGATATATTTTTCCAATTACCGGAATTACAAGGAAATAATCAATCTTTTCTCGATGCTGATGTAGCTGTTGGAGGAGTAACTTTAACTACTAATGGTTCTTTTTTCTCGGCTAATCAATATATAATTATTGGTCAACCGGGGCAATTAAAAAGTGAAATAGTAAAAATATCGGTTGCTTCTAATACTGCTTTGACTGTTGGCGCTTGTGTATTTTCTCATAATCGTGGGGATTTGATTACTTTTATTGAATATAACCAAATTGAGGCGAAACGTTCTACGGATGCCGGAGCCACTTTTACTCCTTTATCTATTGTGGATATTAATCCTCAAGTAGCGGAAACCTATTTACAACGCACAGGTGATGGAACGACTGATGTTTATAAATTTAGATTTTATAATGCGACTTCTGCTCTTTATTCCGGTTATTCGGATAATGTAACAGCCTCTGGATATGCAGATAATAGTGTTTACGCTATCAAGAAAAAGGCTTTGGATGATATGGGAGAAAAAATAACAGAGTTAATTACTAATGACTTTTTAAATAATGCTTTAAATGAAGCGCGAAGGATAGTGGATCAGGATGCTCGGGTGTTCCGATGGTCTTTTAGAACCAAATTTAATGCCGATATTGGCGATATAATTCCCGGAAAATATAGCGTAACTGCGCCTACTGATTTACGTGATAGGAATACTAATAAAAATTTACTAAATATTCGTATAGGAAGGCAAAATAGACAAGTATTTTATCAAGATCAAAATAGGTTTAATCAGAATTATTGGAATATAGCGCACTCTAATTTAAATGGAGCCATTCTTGCTGGCGCAACTTCTATTGCTTTAGTTTCTTCAGGAAATTTCCCTGCTTCTGGAAGTATAGTGATAAACGCAGAAAGTGTATCGGATACAAAAGATACTGCTTCTTATACAGGTAATAACCTTTCAACTAATACTTTAACAGGTGTTACAGGGGTGGGAGTAAATCATGCTACCGGTGGAGATGTATGGAATGATGCGAATTTCAATATTGCTACTTGGTATACGATAAGTAATGGAGTTATATATTTTAATCTTCCATTTGACGATCAATATGCCGGACAAAAAATATACGCTGATTATTATCAGGCGTTACAACCAGTTAATTCAGATAGTGATTTACTCGATGAACCTTTATGGGATTTTTACTGCAACTACCTAAAGTATAGAATCAAATACAAAAAATCTAACGGGGCGATTTCTGCGAAAACTGATACTGATTATATGGAGTTTCAGTTGGGAGTTAGCGCTTTAGTGACATCCGATACAATCGGACAGTCGATGAGTTTCATTCCAACGATGGGTAGATTAGGAGGAGTAGGAGGAAGTTATTTTAGAGCGTAAAAAATATGGCAATCACAAACTTTCAACCAACAGCTAGGAAACAAATTAAGTCAGGCCTCATCACGTATGGGAGTGTGGCAGAAAATGTATATCCTGATGACGCTGTTTTGGAATCCTTAAATTTTAACTTTGACACTATCGGTAAAATGACTTTAAGAAAAGGCATAACACTTCTTGGTAATTCTCTATCGACAGGCGATATTCTTGGTTTATATAACTTTCGTGATAGTGGCGCAGGAAGTAATAATCAACTTCTAATGGTCAACGGAACGACTGTTTATTATCTTGTAACTAATACGTGGACATCAAAACGAACAGTTACAACAGGATTAAAAGCACGATTTTCCACGTTTATTGATTTTGTGTTTATGGTAAACGGAACTGATGCCACAGCCGTATGGGATGGAAATCCAGCTAATTCATTTTTAACTACAGGTAATGCCGCTTCTGCGCCGATAGGAAAATTCATAGAAAACTATCGCGCAAGAATGTGGATAGCTGGAAATTCTACTTATCCGGATAGGCTTTATTATTCTTCAGTTCCTAGCGCAGTAACAACACCAGTAATTACTTGGGACACATCTGTGACAACTGGTCAATGGATTGACATTTCTCCTAGTGATGGTGAAAATATAACCGCTTTACATCGCACCAAAGGCGCGCTTTTAGTGTTTAAAAATAATCATTTGTATCGGGTATATAGTATCGATCAAGCGGACCCTGACCCTCAATTTAATGTTGGTACTTATTCTCAAGAATCGGTAGTAGAAACAAAAAATGGCGTTTATTTCCATCATCCTACAGGATTTTACCGCTATGATGGTAATGTCACGGAAGTTTCAAGACCGATTATTGATATTGTGAGAGCGATTACTTTAGCAAATTATTCAAAAATATCTGGTTATGTAGAAGCGGATGGCGATCATGTTTGCTGGAGTGTTGGTAATTGTACAGTAAATGGGGTTGTATACACTAATTTAGTGGTACGTTATACTATTTCAACGCAGGTTTGGACACACTATAGCTACCCATCTTTTTTCTTAGTAGGCACTTCTTACAATAATGGTACTAATGTAGTCACTGTCGTTGGGGATAACTCGGGTAATGTGTTCACAACTGAATCAGGATTGACTGATAATGGCAGTGAAATAATGTACTCAATTATGCACCCTCTCGATGATATTGATGGCTCTCATGCCACTCTTAAAATAGTAAATAAAATGTTTTTCATGCACTCGGGTATGACTGGGGCAAATATTAATTACCAAACACCGGAGGACTTATTAAATGATTTTACTAAAAAAGTAGGACAAATGAAAAGTAGTGAAACAGGGTTTAGTAATCTGGCATTAAAAGGCAGGAAGATAAGAATTAAAATAAGTGGGTCGAGTAAAGGCGAACCTGTTTCATACGAGGGTATGCAATTTGTTGAGGGGACTACAGCCCCTATAAATTTTGTGTAGTATAATATATATATGCAAGGACATCATGTACCACATTCTAAAGAAGCAAAACTAAAAATGAGATTATCTCATTTGGGTAGAAAAGATTCCTTGGAAACAAAAGAAAATAAACGTTTAGCTCAATTGGGAAGAAAAGCGACAAAAGAAACTAAGCAAAAATTAAGACTTTCAAAATTAGGAGAAAAAAATCCTTGTTTTGGAAAACCAGCTTGGAATAAAGATCTTCCCGCTCCTTGGGCTATTGGAAATCAATTTGGGAAAGGAGTAGCTAGGACAGAAAAAGAAAAAAAACATCTTAGTGAGTTTCAAATAGCTCATCCTAATAAACATTTTAAAGATACTTCTATAGAAAGAAAAATAGAAGCAGAATTAAAAAAGAGAGGGTTGAAATATCAAAAACAAATTCCATTATGTAAAGTAGCTATAGTAGATTTTCTTTTAAAAGAAATAAATACAGTGATTCAAGCCGATGGTTGTTATTGGCATGGGTGTCCAGAACATTATCCTAATAATATAAAAACCAAAGAAAAAGACAAAAATAAAGATATGATCCTTGGATTAAATGGATATAAAGTAATTCGTTTCTGGGAACACGAAATAAACAAATCGGTCGAAGAATGTATCGATAAAATTTTAATCACATAATATGGCAGATATTTTTGAAACGTTTGATAAAAATTTATATAGATTATATACTGCAGTTTACCAAACTGACGCTCTTTCAGATGTAACAGCTGTTCCAGCGACTACTATTCCTGATATTAATTCTATAATCGATCCCGGACAAGGAGCTTCTGGTCCTTCGGTTGGAAATGTGGAAATGGTTAATGGTGCATTGCAAAGTGGAGATTTTCAAGCCGGCGTTCAAGGTTGGCAGATAAAAGCTAATGGTGATGTGGAATTTAATGCAGGAACTTTTAGAGGAACTTTTATAATCGGTGGAGCATTGATTACAGTATCCGATATAGCCAACTTACAACCTGCACTAGACGCCCTAGTTTTAATTGGTGGGGGAACTATTGCTCTTGTTCCTGCTACTTACAATGTTACAACTTCTTTTACAATTCCAAGTAATATAACTATAGATGGTAATGGAGCAACGATAGACTTCGGAGGAGGGGCATATCAATTCTCCGCAGTCGGCACTAACGCTTATTCTACAGGTACACTTTCAGTAAACTTAAATTCAACTTCTGTAACAGGAAGTGGTACTACTTGGACAGCAGGAATGGTAGGACAATCAATTTTAATAGGAGATTTTTGGTATACAATTTCTGCTCGAAGTAGTAATACAGCAATTACTCTATCAAGTCCATTCATAGGTACGAATGTTTCAGGAGTAACTTATGTAATCGCTACGACGGTAAGTGGTATAAATCTTAAAAATCTAACTTTGCAAAATTCTTCTACTACTTTAATAAATTTTAGATATGTAGATGGTTTTACTATGGATAATATGTTTCTAACTTCTGCTCCTCTTGCATTAAATGGACAAGATTCAGCAAATGTTAATGGATTTAATAATTCTAGCATAGATACTTGCACTGCGGGAATTGTTTATAATAATGTTCCTAACTCTCAAATAGTAAACACTGGTATTTCAAATATAACAGGTGGAACAGCAGTTGATTTAACTAAAGTAAGTAATGCTACTTTTAGTGTATTCTTTTTACAAAATATCACAGGAGTAGGTCTTAAACTGACGAATTGTTACAATATGGATGTAAGTTCATTCGCTATACAAGGTTGCACTTCTAATGGTGTAGAACTTATTTCAGGAAATTCAGATATGGATGTATCGGGAGGTTACATAACTGCTTGTGGAGGAGATGGATTAAAATTGACTGCTTCTTCAAATAGAATTGAAATGCTTGAAAATAATATAATCAACAATACTGGATATGGAATAAATATCGCAAATGCAAATGACAATAATGATGTAATTGTTGGAAACTCTTTCTCAAACAATACCGCAGGAAATTTAAACGATAGTGGCACAAATACTAAAGTAAGAGGAAATCAAAATGTTGCAGACTATAATCAAATCCAAACTTACACTCCGGCAGGAGGCGCAACAGCAACTATAGATTTATCTTTATCAAATGTTCATCACATTACAATGCCTGCGGGAAATATCACTATCGCTTTAACTAATGGAAGAGTTGGACAATGTTTTATTATAAGAATTTTACAAGATGGTGGAGGTTCAAGAACTGTTACTTGGTTCACAACTATAAAATGGGCGGGAGGTTCAGCTCCAACTTTAACAACCACAGCTTCAAAGGCAGATACAGTCGGCTTTGAAATAACAGGCAGTTCAACTTACGATGGTTTCGTAGTTGGTACTAATTTATAAAATGGCATCGAGATATTGGGTTGGCGGAACAGCAACTTGGGATGGAACCGCTGGAGCAAAGTGGTCTCTTACTAGTGGTGGTACTGGAAATCAAGCAGTTCCTGTGTCTGGTGATGACGTTTTTTTTGATGCAAATTCTGGAGCAGTTACAGTCAATACCGATGCGACTGGCAACTTTATAAATTGTAAAAATTTAGATTTTAATGGATTTACAGGAACATTTGCAGGGACAAATGATGGATTTTATTTAAGAATATATGGAACTGTATTTAGACTTGGTTCAGGAATGACATACTCCACAACAAAAACTATTGAACTTGAAGCAACTTCTGGGACTGTCGTGATAACTTCTAATGGAAAAACTTGTACTGCTTCAACTATAAATATAGGAGGTTCTGGTAATGGAGCAACATTCCAGTTAGCAGATGATTTTATTTTGTCTGGTCTTGGAGGTATGCCTATATCAGGTGGAACTCTTGATATGAATAATCATAATTTAAAAGTTAATTCAATACAAATTTTTGGAACTCCAACATTAACTATGGGAAGTGGAACTCTTGAAATAACTGGAACGAATTGTACTTTAAATGGATTAACTCTAAATGCAAATACTTCCACTGTAAAAATGACAGATAGTTCAAATAGCCGAGCAGACTTTAATCCGGGTTCTTTGACTATTTATAAAGTATGGTTCGCCAGAGGAGCAAGCACTGGAGATATTGTCATTAACCGAAATCTATCAGGAAAAACTCCTTCATTTACTGGTTTTAGAGATACAGGAACGGTGGCTCATACTATAAGATTTGAAACAGATGGAGGAGCTACATATACATTTTCAGACGCTACACAATTTTTAGTTTCTGGCAGTCTTGGAAATTTGATAAGTATAAATTCTGATACCTCAGGAAATCCATCAACAAATACTCATACATTATCTTGCGCAAGCGGAACTGTTTCTTGTGATTATTTAGATATTCAACACTCAGTAGCACAAGGTGGAGCAACTTGGAGTGCGGGACAACATAGCATAAATCATCAAGCAGTCGCAACTGCTGGAAGTGGGTGGATTTTTCCTTCTGCTGGAGGTTCATTTTTATTAAACATGATATAATAATTTTATGGCAATATATTTTAATCCAATAGGTAGTATATATTCAACAACAAAAGGAGGTAGCGATGCCAGTTTTCTTCTTTCTCCCGCCCAAGAAGCTGAATGGGTATCAAGAGGTTCATATTCAAGTGGGCCTGAACCTTCAAATTACACACCTATCCAAGGTGGAACAGGATTAAATACTACTCCTCCTCCTCCAGCTAGTTCAAATACTACAGGAACTCAACCAACTATGAATTTATATGGAAATACTACACCACCAAATAATCAAAATCCATACTACAATGCTCAATCAACGGCTGGCGCGCCAAATCCTGCTTCTTCTGTAACTATCCAAGGCGATACGGCAACTTCTACTTTATCCAGTCATCAATATAATGCGGTGACTGGAGCTAAAAATCCTAATTATGTAGCGCCAGTAACGACACCAACACCTACAACTCCAGCGCAAACTTCTTCATCATCGTCTACCACCACTCCCAAACCCACCGGCATAAATACAATCAGTTCCACATTAACTTTTGGTTCTCAAGGTGATCAGGTAAAAGCGTTACAAACATATCTTTCCGGTATGGGTTTAGTTGGCGCTGATAGCAAACCATTAAAAGCTGATGGTATTTACGGCGCTGATACTAAAGCGGCGGTAATGCAATTCCAGCAACAGCATGGACTGACTCAAGATGGAATCTTTGGACCTAAATCTTTGGCGGCTATGCAAAATGTTACTAATACTAGCGCGCAGTATCAAACAATAGCGCCGGCAACTACGACTACACCACCTGCAACGACTTCATCCGATACTTCTACAACTACACCACCATCTATAACCGGTAATCCAGCACAAGATGCTTTATTGCAAGAACTTCAAACTTATATAACTAATCAACAAAACCAAGGTTTAACAATTAATCCCGCCCTTAATTTTGATCAGGCGACTTTGGATAAGTTTTTAACCACCGCGCAGAATCAGGTACATCCGTATTATGCTAGCCAAATCGCGGGAATTAAGGCAGATGTGCTACAAGCGCTCCCGGGAGTAATGCAAGATTATAATAATAAAATTGCCGATACTACCCAGACTTTTCAAAATGATTTAAGTAACTCTCGAGAAAGTAATGCAAATGCCGGGTTAGCATTTTCAGGTTCACGCGCGAAAGGAGAACTTGGTATGGCAGATACACAAAATAGAAACTTGCAATCTTTAAGCACAACTTATGGTAATCAATTATATAATCTAGGCAGTACTGCCGAACAGAAATTAGGCGCTGCGAATACTCCTTCATTGGGTTCTCTTAATACTTATTCAGCAAATCTTGGTGGTAATGGTTCAATAGATAGCACAGGAAGCACAACACCTTATACGCCGGGGCAATATCAAATAGGATCATTAACAAATGAAGAGCAGGCGGCAATAACCGCACGCAATCAAGCCCTAAAGTCGACGGCTTCTGCGGACGTTGTGGCTGGTAGATCGTATAACGATCTTTTCCAATGATTATAAAAATAATTAAAATAAATTGGCAACATTAATATCAAATGGTTCGGGAGGATTTTCATTACCACAGACTTTAACCCAAGGTCAGTCCTATATGGGCGGTCAAGTTTTATACGATTCAAATACCGGCAAACCATTATCTCCCGGCCAAACAACCACTTCACGCCCTACTTATGGTGATTTAATTCCTAGCACACAACCCCAACCTAATCCTCCTGTTGGCGGCACTCTTCCGCCTGCTCTTGCTCCAACTGCGCCTGTGAATCCGTCCACAGTTTCTTTTACCGCCGCTCTTCTTCAGATATTAAAAGACGCTCAGAATAGAAATTCTACAGGACAAACTGCATTATCAAATCAAAGTAATCAAATCAAAGGAACAGCTTTAGGTGATGCTGCTTCTACTTTTAATAATCCTCTTTTAGCGCCTAACTCTGGAACTTCTCTTGGTAATTCAGCTGTTAATGAATTTGATCCTGCTACAGGAGCAATTAAAACCCAACAAGATCAAGCGACAAGGAATTTAAGTGATATAAAAGATATTATAAATACCGCTGGAGATAATTATCAGAAAGAGCAGGATAGGATTGCGAAAGCCAAAGCAGATGCAATTACTGCCGCAAATCCAAAATTAACAGCAACAGAAAAGTATAATCAAACCCTTGGTTCGTATGCTAACGGTTTTGAATCAGGAAGTATGTTAGCCGATGGATATACACCAATCAAAGCTCCAAGTGGTTATCTTACTTTAGCCGCATGGCACTCAGCTCTTAATGACGCAGTTAGTAAAGGAATAAGTAAAAAAGATTTTATTCTTCAATATGGTGATCAACTTAATCCAAATATGTTAGCCGATTATGGATTAACCGGTATCGAGCAAGCGTATATTACTAAACCTAAAACAAGTATTCAACAACAAGCCGAAGATGCTGCTAATGGCCTCTTTGGTGGTTAAAAAAAATGTCATTCTGGGACACAATCAATCAAATAGGAAATGGACCGGTACCACATTTAAGTACTCCAACCAGTACTCCTGTTCCTAGTCCTTATGTAACTCCAGCACCATTAGGTCCAGTTCCACATATAACTACAACACCTGCACCTGCCACTAAACCAGCAGTTTCTTCTTCTAATTTTTGGGATACGATAAATAAAACTACTCCAGCGCCTTTGGGACCGGTGCCACATATAACACCTACTGTACCATCTGCAACTCCACCTCCTCAATGGAAAGATACTCTTAATCCTAACAATCCTATTTATGGTCCATTAAAAGATTTAATTCAAGGTCCATCTTTAGGATTGAGTAAATTTGTTATTCAACCAGCATATAATTTTGCTTCTTCTGCAACCGAATTAGCTACAGGAAATCCATTACCAAAATTAAATATTCCATCACTTTTTCCAGAAACAGGTACTACAAATTTTATAGATGGAAGCAGTTATCAGCAGAAATACGTTGATAATATAACTGCAGCAATAAATGCCAAATATAAAGCTCAAGGATGGGCAAATATGACTCCTGGCAATGATCCAGAAATAAATTCGGTAATTGCACAAGCGAAACAAATAGTATCAAAAACTGATGACCAAATAATGAAAGATGCCTATAAACAAACTTTTCTCGGTGGTCTTATGGATGCTATTTCATTAGCTGAACCTATAAAAGGAGGTATAGGTTTTGGAATTAAAAAATTAGCTCCACAAATTTTGATGGATTCTTCTGTTAATTCTATTTCAAAAGACACTCTTTATGACCTTTTTTCTGGAAGAAAAACTGCTGGACAATTAGGAATTACTCCTGAAATGCAGGCAAAAATTACCTCAAAATTAGCATCATTAGATACTCAAGGTAAAGCGCAGTTCCTCCAAGGTTTTGATTTATTAAATGCTAAACCATCTTTTATAGGTAAAATGTTTGGTGTTACAGATGCGCAAGCAAAAGCAATGTTAGACGCTTATGGTGGACAAGTTCGTGAAACTCCTAGTGGCGCACTTCCCGGATATAAAATGAATTATCAAGCTGGAGGCGTAAATATAAAAGGTGAACCTGTTGGATTTGGAAAAGAACCCGTCCCCAACGAAACTCCCGCCGAAGCCCTCGCCCGAAGTGAAGCGTATGCGAAACAGGCGCATCCGACAACAATAGTTCCTGAATCCACATTTTCAACAGATATTCAAGGAAATCAAGTGGAACAGCAATTTATTAGGTCAGCAACTCAATTAGAAAAAACAAGTCCAACGGCTAAAAGTAAAGGATTCCAATCTATTCCTGATAAAGAAGGATTTCAAAAAGTATTTAAACCTTATGGAGAACAAGGAGCCGGATATTATTACAATAAAGTGCTTCCTACTCCCGATCAACTTCAATCGCAAATAGATTTAACTAAAGAACTCCTTGCCGAGCATCCGGGGACTGCTTTAAATAAACTTATACCGGATAAAATAGCAAAAACTAATTACTTAGATAAAGTAAAAGGTGATAATTTAACTTACCAACAGAGAAAAAGTAATGCCGCGAAAGATAAAAGATTACAAAAACTTCAAGATATTTTACCTAGTACAGAAAAAGAATCTTCTTCTTTTGATAACTACGATGTAATAGAACAAAAAAAAGGAGAAGCAAAAGCTTTAAAAGAAAGATTAAAGGCATTACAAGAACAGAAAAAAAACTTACCTAAAGTGAGTCTTAAATCCGACATCCGCACCGGCAAACCAATAAGACTTACCGCAACCGAGCAAGCGATGGTGGGGACGGGGAAGAGGAGTGTGCCGTTTATGCCTAAAGCAAGTCAACCGCCAGTACCAACCCCTTCCCCAATAGATACAACAACAGGAGAGGGGAGATCAATAGAAATACAAGGACACCAAGTATCAGAAGAAGCTTCTCAACACACAATTCCACCAAAGGATGTTTCATTGATTGATACTATATCAAAAGAAGTGACAAATGTCAAAGATAAAGTAAATATCATTGACTATATTCGTACCCCAGATCGGGTGTTGAAAAAAATTGGCCTTGAAAAAGAAGGACAATTTCTACGTACTCAATATGATAAATACTTAAAAGAACTTCCTAAAAATATAGAAAAAATAACAGCATGGTCTAAGCGTGCTTCTAAGGGAGGTAACGCTGATATATTTAATTATCTTGATGGTAAAGCGATAGACTTAAAACCTCAGGATAAAGTTATTGCTACAGAAATAAAAGCATGGTTAAAACAATGGGCTGATAGATTAGGACTTCCAAATGACGATAGAATTACTTATTATATTACTCACATTTTTGATCAAGAATTAATTAAAAAAGAATTTCCTGAGGAATTAGCGAAACTTATAGATAACAAACTTCCCAGTGAAGTATATGACCCATTCTTACAAAAACGATTGGGTACTTTAGGTTACCGACAAGATACATGGAAAGCTCTTGATGCTTATGTTAAACGTGCAACTCGTAAAGTTAATCTTGATCCGGCTCTTGAGAAAATAAAGGATGCTTCTGGTAAGTTGGAAAAGTCTCAATATGACTATGCAAAACATTACGTTGCTAATATAAATATGCGTCCAAGTAAAATTGATACGCTTATTGATAACACTTTAAAACAAGTTATCGGTTATCGTTTAGGACAACGACCACTTTTGACTATTACAAAATTTTTGCGTGATATAACATATAGAGCAATGCTTGGATTAAATCCAGCCTCAGCTCTTAAAAATATATCACAGGGGATAAATGCTTATGCCATTTTGGGAGAAAAATACACTACAATTGGTTATATTAAATTATTTAATAAAGGAGCGCATGAAGAACTTTTAAGAGAAGGAGTTTTAAATGGAGGTTTTATTGAAGATCGTGCGTTATCTGCCACCAGTAAAGCAATAGAAACATTTGATAAAGTGTTGTTTTCCTTTTTCCAAGGAGCAGAACATATTAACCGTGGAATGACATATTTTGGAGCAAAAACACAATTTTTAGATGGAAAAGCGGCAAAAAGTGATATAAAAGATGCTTTAGGTTTTAATGATATTAATGGAGAAGGAGTTAATTTTCTTACTGAAAAAAATGCAATAGATTATGCTAAATTTATAGTTCGTAAAACCCAATTCGTATTCGGTAAAATAGATACACCACTTATTTTATCTTCTGACCTTGGAAAAACTTTATTACAATTTCAATCTTTTACTACTAAACAAGTAGAATTTTTAACTGAGATGGCTAAAAAGGCGGCAACTGGAGATGAAAAAGCTAAAAATTTGTTTGGTTTATTACGTTATGCTATTGCGGGAACTATTTTCGTTTATACAGTTGGTCAAGCGTTTAATATGAAAATGCAGGATCTTCTTCCATTCTGGAGGTTTGGAGTTCCACCATCGTTAAATGTTCCTTATCAAATAGGAAGTGCCACTTTTAATGCACCTAACCAATATAATCAACCAAGAACTATTCCACAAAAATTAAAAGATATAGGTAATTCTTTATGGGGAATAGTACCAGCTGGTACACAATTAAAAAAAACTTTTGAAGGTTATAATGCTCTTAAACAAGGTAAATCCACTGATTCTGCTGGTCGGGTTCAATATGATGTCGGCGGTACCCCACTAAAAAATGCTCAAGCATTGATTTTTGGCAAATACGCCGGGCAAGGAGCGCAGGATTACTATAATGCCGGAATGACTTATGCCGAGTCAACATTAGCTAACCTGAAAAAATTACCCAAAGAAGAGGCAAAAGCAAAATTTGTAAAAATGGCAACAGATAATCCAGCGCTTTATAAATCAGTATTAGAAGTTGCTAAAAAACAGGCGCTCGGGGTTACTAAAGATGATGAAAAACTTCTAAATCTTGGTGTTGCTAACAAAGCAAGGGCAAAAGAGGTTGCAAAACAATTGAATAAGTTGGATAATAAAGAAGCAAAGAAAGCACTTTTTGTTGAATACTATACAAAAAAGATATTAACACCAGAAGTCGTCAAACAATTAGCAGAATTTTTAAAGAAATAATTTATGAGCCATTGGAGCACCCGTCCAAATAGTCAAGATGAAATAGATTTGCTAACCTCGTTAGAGAATCTTTCAATTTCCGGTCCTAATCAAGGTATTGCTAAAACAGGATCAACAACATTTACAAATGTAACTTTAGGAGGTGGCACTGCTCTACTGGCAGGGCGTTCTGGCGGACAGATATTAAATGGCGGAGTAGCCCAGACTGAAACTCTCTCCTTAAAAGGAAACGCCGCCACAGCCACAGGCGCTAATATCGCAGGGGGAGAAATGAATTACTACGCTACTCCTGGAACAGGAACAGGCGTGTCAGGACATCATTTCTTCACAGGCACGACACTTGCAACTGGCTCAACTCTTCAAACATCATCTGAAAAGATGACGATACTAGGTAACGGCAACGTCGGCATCGGGACGACTAGTCCGGGGTATGCTTTGACTTTGGAAAGTGGACAGCTGGCATTGCCTAACGGTTCAGTTTCTTCGCCAAGCGTGTTTTTCCCAAGCTCAAATGTGGGTATATTTGGTTTATCAGAGGCTTTCTATTTTTCTTCGGCGGGTTCTTATATAGCAAAATATACATCTTCAGGATTGGCTTCTCCCGGATATAGTTTCTTCGGGATTGATGATGCATCGGCAAAAACCATAAAAATGGGACAGTTAGGCAACCTTACTTTTTCTTCGTCAACATCAGTTTCTCCTAACCAAGCAGCTGACATAAATATTTCTCGTGGTGCTGCTGGAAAACTGTATGTGGGTAACGGGACGCAAGGGGACTTTACGGGAACATTAATAGCAGGCAACGTCGGGATAGGCACTACATCACCTACAGCTTACCTACATTTAAAGGCTGGAACGGCTACTGCAGGCACCGCACCGCTTAAATTTAATACAGGAACTCTTTTGACAAGTGCGGAAGCTGGAGCGATGGAATTTCTGACTGATGCCTATTATGTAACCACTACCACAGGAGCAATTAGAAGAATGTTGACTGCTGGAAATCTTGGACGAGTAACAGCTCAAACAGCCGCTAATGCTTCGGTAGCAACTTATACTTTAGGAGCAACTGACGCTTCTTATGAAGTTTCTGCCAACGTATTGGTAACAACTTCTAGTGCGGAAGCATTTACAGTAACTTGCAATTACACAGATGAGGGAAATACTGCCAGAACGATTACATTTAATTTTTCAAATATTGCTGGCACAATAGGAACAGGGATTGCCTTCGCAAATGGAGCAGTACCTTACGAGGGAATACCTTTACATATTCGTTGCAAAGCAAGCACAGCCATTACAATTAAAACAGCGGCAGGCGGAACTTATACTGGTTGCACTTATAACTGTGAATCTAGTATTCGCCAAATAGGATAATTATAAACTAATAAAAATATATGGACAAAATAGAAAAAATAAATGATACAAGCATACAAATTACTACTCAACTAGTTATGCCAGACCCTGTGGTAAAAGTTTATGATAGGACTTTTATAGAAAATCAAATAATTCAGATTCAAAAACAACTGGACGATTATACTTCCGCCAGACAAGCGGAACTAGATGAATGCAATAATATTTTATCTCAAATGGATAGTCTGGGAATTATTGCTAAACCTGTAGAAATAGTCGCAGAACCACCTATTATGACACCACCTATAAAACTATAATGCCAGACACAAAACAACTTAAAAAATTAACAGACGCCATAGAAAAATTGATTGCAAATCCAGTTTTACCAGTTGCCCCCGTAGCACCAGTTGCCCCTGTGCTTCCCATAGTTCAAACTAATACAGGCGACCACGACTTACTTCAACGACTAGACACCAAAGTAGACTTAATACAGTCTGATATTACAGAACTTAAAAAGCAAAATACAGTTTATGTAAACCAAACAGAACACAATGAAGTTGTAAAAATACAAGTAGACCACGAACAAAGAATAAGAAATTTGGAAACAAGCAATACTAGAATCTTAACTTGGGGGTCAATGGCAATCATAGCAGTGGGAATCTTGGAAACTGTATTAACAATTTATTTCAAGAAATAGTATAATAAATATATGCGTATTTTATGTTTAAAACAAGGAATAACGGACACAGATACCTTTAATAAAGGAATTGTTTTAGCTACTCAAAGTTGTGCCACTATCGGACTTACTTTAGAGTTTAACTTCACAGACACCACCAGAGTATTTACCAGTATCCCCGTAGTTAATAACATAATCTTAAACGGCTATGTTGTGAATCCTGCGGACATAATGGATGAGGCGAAAAAGATAACTTTACTAAAACCTTTTGACGCACAAATTTTAATTTACGACTGGACAAAAATAACCCCTCAACCTACAAACCCAAGCGATGGTGGCAGTGCTATCTCCATTCCTTGTCAGTGGTTTAATTCTCCTGAAACTTTTTGCACAATTTTCTTGCACGAACTCTCTCACTATTTCTCCGCCTATTTTAATGTTTTTGACAATACCCATTTAATGTTTGACCCAAAATGGAATGGGCAATTTTCACAGAAATCCCAAGATTTTTACTATTTGTTCCTTTTGAAGCCTTTAGTAGAGAGATATAATGCCATTGTAAAGCCCAAGAATGCACCAGACGCTGTTTTAGTGCGAAACATAGATAATGGCACTGAGACGCTTGGAACTCTTCAGGTTGGGCAAGTATTCCAATGCCGAACTCTTGAGCGTTCCTATAAAAATAATCTGCCAAACATTTCAAGTATCTTGATTGGAACTTACACTTGCTCTTGGAAATGGATGTGGCGAGAATTAAGATACCGATACCAAGTTATGAATGTGCCAAATAGGACAGGTGTATTTTTGCACCAAGGGAACTACTTTTTTGAGTCAGCAGGATGTATAATTCTAGGAAGCCAACCGCAAGACATTAACGGAGACTCTCAACTTGACCTCATAAACACAAAAACTATCTTGGATTATTTTGAGCAACTAATGGGACACAAAGACTTTCAGATTTTAATAAAATGATTACATTTAATTCAGATAAATATCGAGGGCGTTGGTCGGAACTCGATGACTTTTATAAAGATTATAAATTTAACAAAAAAAATATGCAAAACGGACTACTTAAATTGTCTTGGGGAAATGTGCGAAGCGCTTTAGTCTATGGTGTAGTAGCTGGTGTAGTAGCAGTAGTGATGTATATGATTAGTGTCGGTGATGTGTTTGCTCTTTCTTGGCACGCACTTGTTAATGGTTTTGTCTTTGGTTTAATAACTTCACTTGTTAAAAATCTTGGAACTACGAACGATAATAACTTCATAGGGGTTGTTTCAACAGCTCCGTAGGTTTATAATATATTCGCCTCCCGATAATAATAAGGGGGACTAATAATAGCAGAATGGCTCCTATGCATGGAGCTTTTCTGTTTTAATATGATATAATCTATCTGACAGAAGTTCTTTATGAAAACCAAACAACAAACGGGCTTCCTGAAACGGAAGCGAGTAATGGTAACCTTTCCCAAAGGTCTGCGCCGGAAGACGCAAATAAAAATCCTCCAGTTAATGGGGGGCAACTTCGGGTTATACCATATCCGAGACTAACGAGAGGGGGTGCATCTCAAATCTAGCAGTGCTAATCGCTCTGCAATGGAGGGACAGATTTAATTTGCCCCTCTTTTGTTTCACTCAAAAGTTTGAGTGCCTGTTACTCCACTTGTGTAGTTTATAAATCCCCTTAAATACTTGAATATAAAATACTTTGTCCAATTCTTGAACTTGGTGTCAGTTAAGAAATTATCCTCAATAAACTTAAATAGTATTGTGTTAAATAGTTTTCTCATAAAAGTCTACTAAAATTCTACAAAGTTCTTTTCTAAATGATTCAGCCATTTCTGTTCCATCTACTCTTTTATCATCTTGCATAAAAGTTAGATTTTTAACATATTCTTCAGCTAATTTTTCTATATTCTTTATCATTGTATTTACTTTACACTTTACCTTTCATAATACCTTATAGATAGCTTACAAAATACTGTCTATGAATTGAATTATTGTTAATTTCTTTTTAAGAGCTTTTACTTTGATTTTCTGGTGCGTTTTTTCTCGCACGATTATTGCTTTATATCCTTTACGCATTTTATTTTGTAATTTCTTTTAAGGCAATTTTAATTTCGTCTTGCAAGTCAAGTAATTCGTCTATGGACATATAACTCAAAGTTTCTTTTTCGCTTAGCCCCGTTTGCTCAATCCAAAGTTCGGCATTTCTTCCGTTTTCTTTGCCGTAAATTCTTATTTTTGTTTCTTTTTCATTAAAGCCAGATTTTATTATCATAGTTCTATTTCTATTATCTCATAATCAGGATTTCCTTGCCCGCCACCTTGTAAAGAATAAAGTTTTTGCCTAGCGGTCTTTTTATTCCAAAAAATCGGCAGTTGATCATTTATAGTAAGAAACATCATTCTCTTTTTATACTTCCAATAACTCGTTCTAATTATTGCGTAATACTTTTTAGTCATTTTTTTGTTTTCCCTCCATATAGAGTAGAAAAATGTTAAAATAATTTAGTTTCTTTTAATGCACCAAGGATAATTTCTGCTCGTTGGTATGGACTATCTATTTTCATTTTAGAAAGTTCGGCGTAAATAATATAATGCCGAGCGTCATCTTTACAAAATGCTTTATTGAATCGTTTTACTTGTTTCTTTTTCATTTGTTTTCCCTCCATATAGAGTAGAAGTTAAAAAATTGCTTTTGTTTCTAATAATTGTGGTTGTTTGGTTTCTATTTTTCTTTGAAAGATTAGTGGAATTGTATTTATTATTTCTTTACATTTTTCTATATCTGCCGAGCCAATATGTATTTCTTCGCCAAATGCTTCATTCAAACGAATATACACAGATTTTCTTTTATATTGTCCACCTTTCCAAAGTGGGTCAATTATTCTATGTGCTTTCATTCTCCATTCCATAAGTTCTTTGTCTGCCATAGTACCAAGTGGTCGCCTAGTATTTTCGTGGCAACCAACATAAGTTCCGCAGGGTTTACAGAAATAACACATAAATGACTTACCGAAGTTTCTGCCGTATTTCTCTTTGTTTTCTACCCACGGGGCAGGTTTATTACATTTTGGACAAATTATTCCCATATAGAGTAGAAAAATTAGTGATATTTAATAACGTAATGTTCTAATACTATATCTATCGCATAACCGTTTTTAAGTAATTTTCTTATAGTGGCGGGACTTCTGCTGTGTGAGCTATCATATTGTCCGCCTGTCCATTTTCCGTCTCTATAAAATCTATAATGAAAACTATAATATCGTTTCCCCACTACAATATCCCAGACCATTACTTGTATTGTTTCTTGCGTTATTTGAGTTCTTTTAAGTTTATCTGTTTCCATATAGAGTAGAAGTTAAACTTTTAATAATTTCTCTACACTTTCCATATTTTCAAAGTTAATTTTATATCTTATTTTATCTAACTTGCTAAATTTTCTCGCCCTTTCTATTACTTCCTTGCCTACTTTTTTAGTTACATTAAAAGGTTTGAGCCGATAAACTTGCCCTTTGCATTTATCGCAGTCACAAAACAAGTATATTTCTCTGTCAAAAACGCCACTGATTTCTTCCCAGTAATTTCCATTCGGGCAATATTCGTATTTTGAGCCTATTTGAAATCTTGTCATTTTATTGTTTCTGTTTCTATAGAGTAGAAGTTAGAGAACCTTTAATAATTCTTCATCGTTTAGTAATTTTTTCTTTTTAATAGCCCAACTTTTCTTTCCCATTTCGCTGAAGTGTTTTGAGATTTCTTTGAAGTGAGGACACGGACAAATTCTGTAAAGTTTAGTGCCATTTTCCGTGCATATATCACATATCTGTTTTAGCCCGTGTATTTTTTCCCAATGACCCAAATTAGGTTTTACCCATATCCAAACATTTTTGCCAAACTTTTCCTTAAAAGGATATTTTTGTTTTTTCATATTAAAATTTTACTTGATTAACTTCCTTTCTAAATTTATTAAACTTCGCTGGGGTAAAGACTATACTGCGAGTTTTACCCTCTGTTGTTATAAAAATGCGAATAGTGGTCTTTTCCATTTTTTCGCCCCGAACCTCTTTTATAATAACTTCCTTTTCAATTACCACTTCATCTTTAGACATATAATCCATACTAACACACTAACGGACTAACCACAAGCAAGATATGTGGATAACCGAGTGCTTGACACTTTCCTATAATTTGCTAATTCCCTTTGTATCTGGGGAGAAAAGTTATTTACTCTTTAAGTTTTTCCACCTTTCTATACAAGTTCGGCAGTGATGTGCATTACCTTTTATTCTATAACAAAGCGGAAATCCATCTTTTACCATAAGATATTGTTGTCTTGCTAAATCTAAATCTGTTTTTAGTTTCTTCATTTCTATAATTCTATCACAAAACTTATCCTTTGTATCTGGGGGGATTTGTAGAGGGGGGTTAGAGGATATCGTTTTTGTGTTCGTTGATAAATTTCAAGAAAAAATTTATTGCTTTATAATTATTTGGGTCGCCACATATTTGAGCAAGTTTATAAAGTCGTATCATTGAAAGTGGAACTCGTTTTTGTTTTTTCTTCATTTAATTGTGGTCGTGTTATTTATAATAGAAACTTTAAAATCTTTGTTATCAAAATAATTTAAGTCAGCATATTTTCCATTTATAGGTTTAGTCCCTGTAATATTTCTGCTAAATACCATTGCATTATTCGGTAGTTCTTTTCTATTTCTTTTTGACTTTTTCCTAAACCAATTACTCATAATTACAATGTATCATATGTATTAAAATAATGCAAGTCCATTTTCTATAAATATGTGGATAACCGAGTGCTTGACACTTTCCTATAATTTGCTAATTCCCTTTGTATCTGGGGAGAAAAGTTATTTTCTTGAAGTT